TTCGCTAACATTCAATTTTGCAGAAGCAACTTCTGCACTATCGAATTCTTCTATTGTTTTAAAACTTGCTTCAAAAAAACTTTCCTTAAATACACTCATGCTTGGCTTTCAATTATAGGGTAGGATTTATTAATATTAAGATTGGCAACTGATCCCATTTGTTCAGTAGTCATTTCTATTTTTCTATGGCTTGAGATACCTTTTGAGATAAAGCCTAAGTTATATAATTCACTAACTATCTTGCCAGACCTTGCTCTTGACCATTTCATAGCTTGAGAAATCTCTGCAAAGGTAGGGGAGAAGTTGTGCTTTTTTATATAGTTCTTTATAAATTTAAGTGTCTTGAGCTTTGGCTCACTTAAATAAATATATTTATGTCCATTTCCATTCTTCATTATTTATCTTTCTTAAATAGTTCGGCAACATTGTCAGGCTCACCAAAAAATGATTTATTTTTTTTTAAATCATTTAAATATTTTAATAATTTGTTTGTGTACCAATCGGCTTTACCTATATCCATGATACAGGCATCAATTGTTCCATCATGCTTTTCACCCATTCTCATTGTGTATTTCATAATTTGTGATCTAAGATAGCCAATCACCTCCATTGGAGATAACTGGCTAGTAATAGCATCATAAGTTTCAATACTTTTTTTATAATGATTGGGATTAATACTTTCAGACATTAAAATGGTGCTTCCTCTTTAGCGACTATCTCAGAAATTTTTAAACTAATATCTGGTTGTCCCTCTTTGGTTTTTTCTGTGTTAAGCCATGCAGCTAAATTCATCTTCTTGCCACCAACTGTGATGTTGCCATTGTAGTGTGGGTATTTTTTACCAGCTACATCTGTTTCTCTTGGTTGTCTTTTCCAAAGTGCTGCTGAATTATCGTAATCACTCATATTATTTTTTCCTGTTAGTTATTTGTTTTTGAAGTGAAATATATTCCTGGTCTATTCTTTGTTGTTGAATGAGATCAGAATTTATTTGTTTGAGATCAGATAAATACTCTTGTCTTAGAGGATTCAAATTTTGTTCAAATTTACCAACTGATGCTGAATGAGTTGCAGTTTTCTTTAATACTTCAATCCATTCATCAGCTAATTCTTTTGTGTTGGCTTTAGGTTTGGCAGTTGGTTTATTTATGGGTTTTGTTATTTCTTTTTTTTGTGGTTTTAAAAACTGTTCCATTTCTTCAGCAGTAGCCAATTCATCACCAAAGAAACCTAGTATTGATAGACCTCTACCTATAGAAACTGTTTGTTGTTTTTCAAATTCTTTGTCAGCATTTTTCATTTGTTTGCTTTCGCCAACACTTACTAATTTGTCATCAATATAAATGTTTGCTTTAAACTTATGAGAACCATTGGCTAATTCTGTGCTTTCAGTTTGAATAGACATTCTTTCGCCAAAGTAATCTCTGACAAATTTAATTCTGTAGGGAACTGTGAGATATTTTCCTTTAGCTCCAAGATTAGCATAATCGCTATCATCTATATTTTGTCTAAATTGTTGTATTGCGTCTTTCAAACTTCTCTCAATCATAGTTCTCCTTGTTCTCTCATTTTCTTTGTTGGGTTATTTATTTTTTCTGTAAGTTCTTTAATAATTTTATCTTTGTCTTGAATTTCTTGTCTAAGCTGACCATTCTTTTTTTGATGAGCTAAATTAATAGTTTCTAAATCTCTTATTCTTTCTTTAAGTGGTATGATTATTCCTGTATCACTCATAATGTTTTAACAACCTATCAATTTGTTCTTGTGCAACTCCTGTCCACCAGAATGATTTTTTTTTAATGTCTGAGAAATCTGGACAACATAACCAGGCTAAAGTATCTAAATCACCATCAGCTAATTCTAATTTTTTCTCCCATGCGATCTCATAAATCATTAGTTCTTTAAGAGCTTTTTCTAAATTTTCTGGAGATAGATCCTCACAATTTTCTTGTGTGAATAATTTACGATCACAATTACTTGCATAACTTAAAAAAGGTTTTAAGCCTGTAGCTTTATTGTAAAGTGAAACTTGCTGCACATCAGAATAAAATGGTCTGTCAGGACATTTAACATTTGTGTAAGTCCAACCTTTAGTTTTTGTTAATGTTGCATTGCCAAATTTATTTTTTAAATCTCCTAACAAATCTTTACTAACAAGATCAATATACATTAGCCAATATGTTTTTACTGGTGGTGTCCATAAAACTTGTTCAATTTCATCTTTCCATTCTTGACCACCTAACTCAGCGATGTTGTTTAAATGATTTAAGGCAGTTTCTTGTGCAGACTTAACTATAAATTCAAATTTCTTTTTATCTTTTTCGTCAAGTGGCTCATACTCATTTATTTTATTTTGTATTTTTTCTGATTTAATTACTTCTGCAACTTTCATTCCTTTAGTTAAGCTGTCTTGAACAATTAAATGAATTAATGTTCCACCTGAAAAACTTGCATTAGATATTTCTGAATTTTCTTTTGGGGTAAGGATATGTTTTTTAAAAAATCTTATTGTGTGTGGCAGACAAGCAGTTGATTTAGAAGTATGTTTTAATCCAAACTTTTTATAACTGTCGCCAATTACATTTATGTGATTTGCCATAATAGACAAATCATTATCACTTTGTTAATCTGATTGCAACTAAATTAATCTGGTGTTAAATGTTATAAATGGTGGGATAATAGGAAGCTTTGATCTCAGATGACCAAGCTAAATTAATATTTTCAGCTAATTGACCGATTGTTTTTCCTGTTGAATAAGATTTATCTAAAATATCATATTTACCATTAGATTTTGGTTCTAAAAAACCAAACCAAATAATTTTAGTTTTTTTATCTTGTGCTATAGCAAATCTATTATCTGCATTACGATCAATATTTTTTTTAGGAACATATAATCTCATCAAACCTCTTGATGAACCTATCTTTGATTCTACTGCCACACAATTTGAATATTTTGGATGAATATTAATTTTATAAATATCTTTACCTTTGTTTATATCTATTTGACCATTACCAAATAAAGATCCAAATACACTAATTTGACAAGTTTCGCCTATAAAAAAATTAGCTGAAACCACAGTATCTAAATCACAAAAATCATTAAACCAATGAGCCAAATCATTTGCTAGATCATTTTCTGTAAAATATTTTGGTGCGTTAGGTTTTGGATTTAATATTTTTGAAATTTGTGCAAGTTTATTTTTTTCTTCATTTTCTTTATATGTATCTTTAACAAAATCAGATATTTTTTTATTAGACTCTTTTAAAAGTAAATCTAAAGCTGTTCTTCTAAATTTAAATTCTTTAGGAAGTAAATCTTTTCTTTTCATATAGCTCTCAACAAACTCTGAATTATAGCTTGATTTTACTGAGTATTCCATAAATTTTTTATTCAATAAGTTATTCATTTGTTGTCAGATTATTAACATTTATCTTGGTAAGGTCAATAAAAAAATAACACCACATTAAATATATTTCTTTCATATTTTAACTGTTGCTTTACTATAAAAAAAGTGCATAGTTTTTATTGATTTGCCTCACTATCAAATCTCTTAATTATGAAAGTATTAGTTTTGATTTTTGGGGTGATTACAAATGATGGTCAGATAGACCTAATAAAAGTACCAAAATCTGAGCTAAAAAACATAGATTCTTGCGAAAAAGCTATAGAAATCAACAGAAAATGGGTGGATAACCCTGATTTTGACAATAATCCCTTACCTCATGGGTTCTATACCTACAAAAATAGGGTGATAATCCTCCAATACTGCACAGAGAATGGGGTTTATAGTGGATAATGAGATAACCCTTGATCTGTATGAAATGCAATCTGCTAGTCATTTAGGGATATTGCGTTGTTTGGAGTCTGAAAAGCATAAAGAGAGTTGGGGATATAATTATAAAGGATCTCTCAATGACCAAATAGCAAAGTCTATTTCTGGTGCAATGGGTGAGGTGGCAGCATCAAAATTTTTAAAAATAAAATTTGAATATCATTGCAATGTTGGTGGTGTACCTGATTTAATTTTTAAAGATTTAAGATTACAAGTTAGAACACAACTTCCTAAAAATAATAATTCTTTAATCATAAGACCAAAGGCAAAGCCAAATGAGTTTTATATTTTAGTAATTGATGAAGCTCCAAAGTTTAAAATTTTAGGTTTTGTCAATTCAACTTATGTACTTGGACAGGAACAATGGAAAACAACTTTTGGTCTTGACCGACCATTTTGTTATTCGATCC